AGTTCGCCCAGCTACCGCATGCTGACGGAGGTGTGGCGGGATTGCCGGCGCATCGTGGCCCCGGTGGTGGAGCGCACGGACAGCCAGCAGCACCGCCTGGAGCTGGTGGGCGGCGGGGTGATCGAGATGTGGTCGCTCGACCAGCCGGACGTGGCCCGCGGGCGGAAGTACTCCATGGTGGTGGTGGACGAGGCGGCCATGGTCAAGCAGCTCGAGGAGGCGTGGACGGCGGTGCTGCGCCCCACCCTGGTCGACTACCGGGGGGGGGCCTGGTTCCTCTCGACGCCCAAGGGGCTCAACTACTTCAAGCGCCTCTTCGACCGGGCGAACGACCCCCTGCGGGAGGACTGGCGGGCCTGGCAGATGCCCACCATCTCCAACCCCCACGTCCCCGCCGACGAGGTGGAGGACAGCCGGCGCAGCCTGCCTGAGCGCACGTTCGCCCAGGAGTTCGAGGCGATCTTTTTGGAGGGGCAGGGGCAGGTCTTTAGGAACGTCATCGAAGCGGCCACCGCCACCCCCCAGGCCGCCGCTCTCGATGGGCACCGATACACGATCGGATGTGATTGGGGAAGAAGTTTCGACTACACCGTTATGGCGGTGGTGGACACCACCACCAAGGAGCTGGTCTGCCTCGACCGCAGCAACCAGGTGGAGTACGCCCTGCAGGCGGGGCGGCTCCAGGCGCTGTGCCAGCGGTTCCGGCCGGACAGCGTCTACGCCGAGCAGAACGCCATGGGCGAGCCCATCGTGGAGACGCTGCAGCGCATGAGCCTGCCGGTCTACCCGTTCCAGACCACCAACGCGAGCAAGGCGGCCGTGATCGACGCCCTGGCCCTGGCCTTCGAGCGGGCCGAGCTGCGCCTGCTCAACGACGAGACCCTGCTGGGCGAGCTGCTCGCCTACGCCGCCGAGCGCCTCCCCTCGGGACTCGTGCGATACAGTGCCCCCGAGGGCAGTCACGACGACTGCGTGATCGCCCTCGCCCTGGCCTGGCTGGGAGCCAGCGCCCCCACCGGCTGGGTGTTCTAGCGCCCCGAGGAGAGAGCATGGCCACCCTGCAGACCGCCTGGAACGCCTTCTGGGGCCTGGAGACGAAGGCCGCCGCCCCGCCGCCAACGGCGCCCCCCGAGCTGCGCTCGCTGGTGTTCTCCCCCGGGTCGTACCCCGACGCCGCCGGGGACTACTGGAACCCGCTGCTGACCCAGGTCTTCGGCGGGTACACCGCGGCGTGGAACAGCGCCGTCTACGCCTGCCTCAAGACCATCTGCTACGCCTTCCAGGAGGCGCCGCCCAAGGTCTACCGCCTGCAGGCGGACGGCACCGAGCTGTTCCTGGAAGAGCACCGGCTCATGGCCCTGCTCGCCGACCCGCACCCCTCCCTCTCCGGGCCGGAGCTGAGCTTCTGGGTGCAGTACTGCAAGCAGGTGGACGGCAACGCCTACCTGCGCAAGATCCGGAACCGGGCGGGCGAGGTGGTGCAGCTCTGGCCCATCTCCCCGTCGCAGATGAGCCCGGAGACGTCCGACGAGGACGCCGCCGCCGGCGTCTTCATCTCGCACTACGTCTACGACAACGGCAAGGGCAAGCACGAGGAGGTCCCCGTGTCCGACGTCGTGCACTTCCGCCTGGGGGTGGACGACGCCGACCACCGCAAGGGGCTCTCCAACCTGCGGCGCCTGCTCCGGGAGATCAGCAGCGATGAGGAGGCCACCCGCTTCACCGACTACCTGCTGCGGAACTTCGCGGTGCCCTCGCTGGCGGTGACGGTGCCCCCGGGGCCGGTGCTGACGGAGGAGCAGGCGGAGGCGATCCGCGACCGGCTGCGGGAGGCGTACAGCGGCGCCAACCGGGGCCACCTGGCCGTGCTGGGCAACGGGGCCACCCTGCAGGCGGTCGGGTTCAACCCCCAGCAGCTCGACCTCAAGGCGGCGCACCAGATCCCCGAGACCCGCATCTGCGCCGTGCTCGGCGTGCCCGCCATGCTCGTCGGTCTCTCCGCCGGGCTCGAGCACACCATCTACAACAACATGGAGCAGGCCCAGGAGCACCTGTACGAGCAGACGGTGGTACCCCTCTGGCGGGCGGACGCCGCCACCCTGACGAAGCAGCTGCTGCGGCCGGACTTCGACGCCGACCCCGCCGTGCGGCTCAAGTACGACCTGGACGACGTGCGGGCCCTGCAGGAGGACATGGACGAGCGGTACGCCCGCTTGAGCGTGGCCGTGGAGAAGGGCTGGGTCACCAAGGACGAGGCCCGGGCGGAGGTGGGACTCGAGCCGCTGCCGAACGGGCTGGGCGAGGCGCAAGACCCCCGGGAGCTGCTGCGGGCCACCGCCGAGGCGCGGGGCGGCCCCGCCGCCGGCGGCGGCCCGCCCGGGCAGAACGGACGGGCGGGAGAAGCGCCGCAGAAGGCGCTCGAGCAGAAGGCGCTGGCGCTCAAGGCCACCCCGGCGATGCAGGACTTGCTCGCGGGGCTGGTGGGGCCGCGCCTGCAGGCCGACCTCGAGGCGCACTTCCGGGAGCAGGCCGAGCGGGTGCAGGCGGCCGTGCTGAAGGAGGGCTAGCCCGTGCGGGTGGAGGACGTCTACGACCCGGAGGAGGAGCAGCGGCGCCTGTTCCGCATCCTCGGCCCCCGCATCCTGGAGCTGCTGCGGGCCTGGCATCAGTGGGTCGCCGACCAGCTGCAGCTCTCGGTGGAGGCGTTCCGCCTGGACGACGCGACGACGCGGAAGTTCCTGGCCTACGCGGCGGAGCGGGTGGTGCTCATCGACGCGGCCGGCCGGCGGGCCATCCAGGAGCAGCTCACCGAGGGGCAGCGGCGGGGCTACTCGGCCTACGAGCAGGCCCACGGCGTCCCCGCCGAGGAGTTCCGGGGCATCAAGGGCCTCTACGAGGAGACCTGGCGGGGCCGCAGCGAGACCATCGCCCGCACGGAGATCGCGACCGCCTCCGTCGCCGCCGGCCTCGACCGCTACGCCGCCACGGGGATGGTGGACGCCGTGCAGATCGTGGAGCACGAGGACACCGACGCGCCCTGCGCGGCGCGGAACGGCCGGGTCGTCCCCATCGCCAGCAAGCCCGGCCTGCTGCACCCGAACTGCCAGATGTCCTACGTGCCCATCGTCAACGAGGCGGCGGCGTGAGTCCCGAGGCCTTCGCGCTCTGGTGCGTCTACGGCGTGCTGAACGTGGGGTTCTGCGTGGTGTGGTTTCGACGCCACCCGCCGGGGCGGCGATGACCACCCTGGCCCGCCCCCGGCTCGACCCGCTGCTGGACGCCCCCCTGGTGGGCCCGCGGGTGCTCTCCCTGGTGGGGGACGCCTCGGGCTGCTCGCTGTGGCGGGTGTGGCAGCCCACGCGCTTCCTGCGCCTGCACGGCTACCCCTGCGACTGGGTGTTCGTGCGCGACCCCTGGCTCATCCGCGTCCCGCTGGAGGCGTACCAGACCATCGTCCTCTGCCGGCTGGCCTGGCACCGCCACGAGCGCGGGCGGGCCGAGAACTGGCTGCGCTCCCTCCGCGGGAACGGCCGCCGCATCCTGTTCGAGGCGGACGACGACCTCTTTACACCCTTCATGGTCGAGCAGCAGCTGGCCCGCACGAACCCGGAGAAGTCCCGCCGGGAGCTGGAGGCCGACCGCGAAGCCAGCCTGTGGATGCTGGCCCACGTCGACGGGGTGACCGTCTCAACCCAGTACCTCGCCAGCACCGTGCGCCGCTTCACCGACGCCCCCGTCGAGGTGGTGCCCAACGCCCTGGACGCCGAGTGGTTCTCGGAGCGCCAGCGGGAGGTGCAGCGGGTGCGGCCCGGGCGCACCATCGGGTGGGCGGGGGGCAACCGGCCGGACGCCGACGTGGCGGAGATGGCCGTGGCCTGGGGCCGCATCGCCCAGCGGTTCCCGGACGTCACCTTCGTGGTGATGGGCCACCACCCCCTCGTGATCCGGGAGCACGTCCCCGCCGACCGGCTGGTGGAGGTGCCCTGGCTGCACCCGGACGACTACCCCACCGGGCTGGTGGGCATCGATATCGGCTGCTGCCCGCTGGCCGAGACGCCGTTCAACCGCAGCAAGACGCCGATCAAGGCGTGGGAGTTCGGCCGCAGCGGCGCCGCCGTGGTGGCGTCCCCCACGGTGTACCGCCACGTCCTGCGGCACGGGCAGAACGGGCTGCTGGCCAGCACCGCCTCCGAGTGGGAGACCTGCCTGGCGGCCCTGCTGGACGGCACCTTCGACCGCAAGGGGCTGGCGGACGCCCTGGCCGGGGACGTGGCCACCCGGTTCGCGTTAAAAAAGGCGTACTGGAAGTGGCCGGCGGCGTGGAACCGGCTCTGGAGGGGCACGACGTGAGCGGCTGGACCACCATCCCGCCCTGGCTGTACCAGAACGACCTCCCGGACGACGAGCTGCAGCGGGTGTACGTCGCCGGGGCGGAGCGGAAGTGGCAGGCGTGCGTGGCCGACCGGGAGCGCCTTGAGCGGCTGCTGGAGGTGGCGACGGGTGAACTGCCGGACGCCACGACGCGCCGGGCGCGGGCGGCGCTGCGGGACGAGCTCCGGGCCCTGACGAGCTGGCTCGCGGAGTCCCGGGAGGCGGAGGCGCGGGCGAAGGCGTTCCTCGACCAGGCCCGGGCGGCGCAGCGGCGCTATGGCTAAGCGCCCGCCGGCGCCGCTCCCGCAGGCGGTGGTGGTGAGCGGCCACAAGGGGCTCGAGGTGCGGGTGGACACCGACCCCCGCTGCCAGCACTGCGGCAAGCGCCAGGGCGAGTACTTCGGGGTGCCCTGGAGCGTCAAATGCCGGGGCTGCGGGCAGCAGGCGAAGCGGGACTAGACAGCCGCGCAGCGGGCCGTATACTGAGCGCAGCGGCCCGGTTCCGGCGAGCGGCCCTTCTCTGCCGGG